ATCTTTTAATAAATCATCCATTACTATTCTCCTTACGGAATTTTGGAATTAAAATAGTTATTTTAAACTATTATAGATTACTCTATTGGTACACTTTATGATGTACGAAAGTACGAAAGTGTATTTGTTTTTATATAAATATATAAAGAAAAGATTTTATAACCATTTTGTTGGTCTTTTTTCTTTTCTTTGTCTCATACGAGCTAATGCTTGTGCTCTCTTTTTTCTTTTTACTGCACTTTTCTTTTTAAATTCTTGTCTTTCACGTAACTCTAAAAGAATACCTGCTTCTTTTACTTTTCTCTTAAATATTGATATTGCTTTTTCAACACTTCTTTTTTTATCAACCTTTACATAAACCATTTAGTCCCTCTCATCCTTAGCATCATAATTTTTATCTACATAATTAAAAAATTTCTTTTTCTTTTCACCATCCATATCAGCAGGAGAACTTGCATCAAATTTTTTAAGTGCGGCTTGAAAGAACTCATCATAATCATCGTCTTCTGTAAGTTCTTCATTGATTTCATAATAACGACCCATAATGTTACCCATATCTTCATATAGGCCACGCATACGTTCTTGAAGACTTGCGGCCTCTTGAGCAATTTTACTAAACTGCCTTGAATAGTTATTTAATTCTTTCATATTACGTGTGACGGTTACTTTATCAAACCAATCTTCTTGTAAAGACTCTGTATGAATCTTTGCTACTTCAGCAACATTCTTTAACACATTAGCTATACCACGTAAGTCATTGACTTTAATATCTTCACCGATACGACCAAATCTGTTAACCATACCAAGAAAAGCATTTGTATCGATTTTTCTTTCTTCATTCTGTTCGTCTTCTTTTACTAAATCAGACATTTTTATTTGTGAGCCTGTATCACCAATCGGTCTGATTGTTCTTATTGGACTAACAAGAACAGAATTTTCTTTTATTATATCTTTAATTTTCATTAGAATCTCCGTTATAAATTTTATCTATGTAATACGTGTACTTTGCCTGTAGCACCTATTGTTACTTTGTTAACACCGATTGGATGTATTTCTTTAGTATTTAGTAATGCACCTGTCATACTACCACCATTATTTAAATTAAGTGTTACATTTGTAGCATTTTCAATCAAAACCGCAGCGCTCGCCATTGAACCTGTGAATGCTACCATTGAGTTTGGTGCTACGTATGTTACTTTATTGTAATCACCGAGGCTGTAAGCATCTTTTCTTTTTTCTCGGTGCATTCCTCCTGCATCTGCTGTTGCCATTATTTATCTCCTAAAATATTTTTATTTAATTTTATCATGGTAATTCTCTTAACATATCTCTTACGGTATCAACACTTACCGTGTATCTCATACCTCGTTTAGAATTTGAATCAGCCCAAGCAAAAATTTCACCTGTGTTGCCGTTATATCCACCTTTCGGTTTCCCGCCGCTTATAATAAGAGCCATATCTTTTTTTATAATTTTAGCAACATCAGCTTTCTTTTTTGCTTTATTATTAGACCAACTATTATCTTCTCTATAAGCTATCTTGCCACTTTTTGCTTCTATACCAATCTTATGGTTTGGAAATTTTTTCTTTACATCATCCATTTCTGCTGGTATCTCTTTTAAATTTTGTACAGATACTCGTTTTGCTATCTTATTATTTTTACTTACAATAATATCCCAAGGTCCCGCAGTTCCGTGTTTACGAATAGCTTTCATCATATTAGAAGTTTTACTTTCATTTAATATATCTGTTATCTTAATCATTATTAACTTTTATCTTTTTTACGATGTTTGTCTCGTATCTTTGTCCAAGTTTTCCAAATGTTGTTCATCTCATCAAGTGATTTATTAAGACCGTCAGCAATTTTATTCATATACTTATTGTATTCTTCTATTGCTTTATAGTAATTACGTCTATCATTCCAATCATACATATCAGATTCTCTCGGTCCGTAATCAATTGGACTTGGATGACCTTTAGCAAGTTGTTTAAATAATTTAACAAAATGTCTTTCTGTTTGGTCAGGGTCAGTAGGATGTACCATAAAAGGAGTTTTCATTCTTTCATTAAGTTTTCCTTCTTTAATTCCCTTACCACCCATTTGTTTATAAACTTTGATTAGATTCTTTAGGTGGTCTTCATCTCTCGCATTAGTAACGCTACCTTGTTTCTTAATCTTCTTTTGAAACATTAATATAGCATCTTTAATTTTATTTAGTTCCATACCAGCTTCATTTACAGATTCGTTATTTCTCGACCACTCTTGATATGCTCCCCACATACGACCTAATGCTCTGATACCATTTTCAGATGCTTTATTCCAATTACCTTTCTTAGCGTTCTTTTGTAAATCATTTGCTAATTGTATAATTTTCTTTTTAAGAGTATCATCAGTAAACATTCCAATACCTTGTACTTGAATCTTAGCCACGTTATACTCCGGTTATCTCTTTATCAAATGGTTTACTTGCTCTCATAACTGCTTTAACATAATTTTCACGAGCCGCAGACATTCTTTTTTGAAACATACCTAATCTGTATCTTGCTTCGTCAGATAAAGAATCTGATAAAGTCACATTCTTAACTAAACCTCCATGTACATCCATAAATGAATTTTTCAATATTACCATCATCTTACCTTTTACATAAGTTGCTTCATTTAGTACATCTTCATTTACAGATTCTAATTTTAATTGATTTTTAGTATGATTTATCATTGAAGCTCTATTTAAATCTCCTTTTGGAATTTTTAATTTAGAAATTATTTGTTTTTTAGCATCTTTATCTGAGTTTGCATTAACTTTTACTTCTTTATTTTTATAATACCCATAGTATAAATCTTCATTTACAGATTCGGGTTTGAGAGTTTTACCTTTAACTTTAATTGGTTTCTTTTTTCTAAATTTATCCCGAAGGTTAAGATGTATATCATCAGCCTCACTTCTATCTTTTATGTTTTTAGGTAAGTCTATGTAACCTTCAGCACCGCCACTCTGTACCCAAATATAAAATTTTCCGTCTTTAGCTTGATATAGTTCACTTCTATTTCCTCTGTTGTCACTTGAACCGCCTAGGTAATTATCACCCGTTTTCCGTTGTCCTTTAAAAGAGCGTTTATATGGCATACGTTCATTTACTTCGGATTCTTTTATAGATTTAACATTATCAAAAGGAAATGATGGAGTATCTGATATGCTCAATCCTTTTCTTTTACGATAATAAGTTTTTCCTTTATCAGAATAAAATGTAATTGTTCTATTACTTTTAGCAGAACCTGATACAAATTTTCCACTAACTCTCAAATCGTTTGTACTTAGTATTACAAATCTACCATATTTACCAAAATCAATAGTTCCACTTTTTGGTATTTGTTCCCATCTTTTTATTTTAGCTTCACCAATTTGTTCTTTTTTCTTTTTCTTTTCTTTTTTCCATCCACCACCAGCATCATTATATTGGTCAACAGCCCAAGCATTTGCATAAGCTGATGGATAAACATCAAATTTTTCTTTTGCTCGACTTTTGTAATATGACCACTTAGTTGGATTAGTTGGAACATTTTTTTCAAAAAACATTTTTAATTGTTGTTTTGCATTTTCTTTAACACCAAATTGTCTTGCATAATGGTCAGCATCTGATTTAGATTGTTTCTTTGGTTCAGCTTTTTTTGTTTCTTTACCTTTTTTATTTTTAACTTTATCTATTGCCGCTTTTGCTTTATCTCTAATTCTTTGTATAATACCTTTTGCTTTTTTATGGTCTTTATGGTTTGGATTATTTGCAGCAGTTTTTACCTTTACGCCAGGAGAAATGTCTTTTTCTTTTGCTTTTTCTATAGCCGCGCGAGCCGCAGTTGCTATTACTGCTGGATTCTCATTTAGCTTTTGTTCTTTCACTTTCTTCTCCCACTTTTTAGCCATTTTAGGTTTATTAGCATACATCCATCGTTTTTGTTTTTCAGACTTAAAAGGCATTATTCGCCTCTTAAAATTTTTCCTATAGTATTATCTACCGCGTGCCACTTACCTGAACGTATTTGTTCATCACGATTAACACTTTCGTTAACAGGATTCATAAATGCTCCGTGTGTAGATGGATTACTAACAAAATCAAATGCAATCAATTCAAAATCGTTTTGTACTTCTTGTGCATCTTTATCTTCTTTCATTGGTTCAACAGAACCTAATCCACGTGAAGAGATACCAAGTCTAATACCTGATTTGAATAATTCTCTTAAAATATTTCCACTTGGTGTAGTCAATACTTCGATTGTACCTTTCAAATCATTTCCATCCCAATTCATTTCTAACACATTATGAGAAACGTTATTTAAATTTACAACAGAACTATCAGGATGGTCTAACTCACCTAATGCTCTCTTTTCTCTTATAAAATTACTTGTGTACTTTTTAGCTTCACGTTGAAGTAAGTCCATAGGATAAACACGACCATTTTGATTTTTCGCTTCTGCACGTTGTAGAACGCCTTTCACGATTAGTTTACCATTAGAAGACATTGCTTCATTGATTGTCTCAGGAGCAACTTCAAATGGTATATAGTCTACTATTAATTGTTTCATTAGTATTTTCCTCCACCAATACGTTCTAATTGTTCTCTTAGAAATGGTTTCTTTTTAGGTTCAACGTGGTCAAATAAACCTAAGGTTTCACCTTTTTCTTTATAAGCATCTCTAACAGCTCTACGTTTAATAAATTCTTTTTCAGCTTTTTGTGCTCTATCTTTTAAATACTCTCTTTCTTCCGGGTCATCAGTTACAGACTCATCTTCATATTCTTTCTTCGTTCTTTCGTAGTATTCCATTGCATCTTTAAACGCGCTATCAACTTCTTCTACTTCGTTTTCCCAATCTTCTTTACTATTAGGTAAACCACGTTCATCTCTATCTGAATCACGACTTGGATTTAAATCTTGTAAAATTGTATCTTTTAAATCTTCGTCAGAAATACTCTCTTCTCCACTTTTTTCATCATCACCTTTATCTTCAGGAAACACTCCTGGGTTTGATTCCTTTGCCATAGCTCTCATAGCAACAACTTCATCTTTACTTTTGCCTGTTTCGCGCGCGATTGCATTTATTATTCCTTCTTCAGACATTGGTTCGTAAATAACTTCGTCTTCGTCTTCATCGTAATCACTTGTTGAATACGTACCATCCGGACTTTTGTTTATACCTTGTAGAGCTAAAATATCTGCTTCGTATTGTGCTACTTGACGTGCAACACCTTTAGGCATTTTACCTTCATGGTCTTTTGCGTCATCAATAATATCTGATAATTTACTTGCTGATTGTTCAGCGTTTCCCGTTTTGCCGACAATCGCAGCACCTCTTGGTTCGTCTGCTTTTGGTTTATCATCACCACCATCCATATCATCAGCTGGCTCATCAGCATATGGGTCACTATATCCTTGGTCTTTTAATTTTTTGGCTACATCATCAAGATGACTTTCATACTCATCCCAAGAATCAAAATCTTCGGGTTCTTTACCAGCATTATCATAAAGTTGCATAGCAGATAGACCATATTTTTTAGCTACTTTTTCCTGCGTATCATCTGTCTTTTTGAAATAATCGTCATCATCTTCATTTGGTTTATCATCTCTACCATCTGAATCATCTCCAAATCCTCTACCACCATAGTCTTTTCCTTTTGCTATGTCAATATCACCTTCATCGTCTTCATCATCGTACCCCGGTTTGCCTCGCAAGCTTTTCAAATATTTTGCAACTTCACTATCTTCACCACCAAACTCGTCATCAACATCCCAGGCTTCAGGAGGAGCATCTCCGCCATCTCTTGAGAAATCTGATTTACCGCTTAATTTTTGACTATCATCTGCACCATCATCACCATCTTTATCAATTGGTTGAAGTTTACCATCAACATTTTTATGTGTGGCTTCTTTACCTTTTTTACCATATGCACCTCCACCAAGATGGACAAGTCCTTGACTTTTAGCTTTTTCTTTTTCTTTATCGTCAAGAGGCTGTTTTTCATCAGCTTCAATAAGTAATTCTGTGGCAAATCTTTTATATTCTTCTAAAATTTTCACTTTATTTTCTCCCCATAAAATCGTATTCTTCATTCTCATACGAATCTTTAAATTCTTCTACAAATTCTTTGGCAACTGCTTTTAAATCAGCTTTAGAAAAAGTATTTCTATCTCCTCCAAAATCTTTAATATATTTCTTTGCTCCTGCTGTGGCTAAATACATAAAAGCTTTTACAGCAAGAGAATCTTTATATCTATTTTTTGCCATATGGTTACTGAGATTTCTCATAATAGGCATAAATCTTTGTCTATATAAAGCAGAATCATTATCTATGTAAAGTTTTAATTCACGAGCTTCAATTTTACCTTCTTGAATACCAAATGCTTCTGCCATCATTTTTTTATATGTACTCACGCGCTTAACTCCCCAACTTTTTTTGCCATCTTAATTAATTTTTCTTGTATCTTTGGAAAACTATTACGAGCATATTTATAATATGTTCTTGAATCCATTCCTTGTTCGGTCTTTAACTTGATAGCGTGTTTTAAATTTCTGTCAAGATTTTGTAAACTATCACGAACTTCTTTTACACTATGCCAAATCTTTTGTTTGGGTGTACGAGTCTCATCATTACGATACTCGTGATATCTTGATTCAGTTACTTTAAATGGTGGTCTATCTTTCATAGTATAGACTTTCATTAACTTTACATCATCTTTACTTTCATCAATCTTACCAACCAACTTCATATGAAGTCTTTTAATTAAATCTTTTTTCATCTTTTTGTTTTTTGCAAGACCGCCTGAAAAAGCGTTTGGAGTTTCATAACCAGCAATATTTCCTGTTACGGATGCTTCGTTCATCATTTCACGAAGAATCTCTTTTATGATTTCAAATATTTCGCTACGCTTTATCGACTGCTGCATTAATTTCATCCAAAAGACTATAGAATCTCATCATTGTGATAAGTTGTTCTTCGTTAACAACATTTCCTTTATTTAATTTTTTTAGAACATTCAAACATTCTTTTAATTTAATAGAAACGACCTTGTCATCAATCTTAGGATGAATCTTTGAGATTTTTTCTTTAAGAGTTTTAATTTCTTCAGACATAAACTCTTTTAAAGTACTTGTATTTGATATGTTATTAATATATGTTTTTAACAAATCACGTTGTGATTCATTAAGGTTGGAGTATTTTTGATTAAACTTATCTACAAGTATTTTATACGATAATAATCTTAAATCTTTTGATTCTTTTTCAAATTTTTCCACTACAGAAGTTTTTTCTGTTTTAGGTGAATCTGTATCTTTAAGATTTTCCATAACAATAAATCGTATTTCTGTTTCTTCGAAAGGATTGGAGTTGTGTTGAATTTCGAATAATTTATAAACAGACGCTATATCTTTAAAGTTTGAAATTCGTGTTCTAAAAAAATCTTTTAATTCGTAGCTTTCAGTAATCTTTTTTACTAAATTGTATCTTGCTCTACGCATATCACTATAATTCAACTTAGCTCTTTCACGTAAAACTGAATCTACTAAATAATTTATTTTACCTTCATTCTTTAACTTCTTAGATGTAAGTGCTTTATAAAGAACTAATTCTTTACCTAATATAGTAGTAGGCCTAAAAAATTCTTTTACAATATCTAAGGCGGGTGAAGGTTCTACATTTGACAATACGTCAGAAGTTATCTGCCGAGTCAAACATTCATATAAAAATGCTGTGTTTTTAACTTTATTGTGTTTAATCATTTTAACTCCAACTCTTCCAAGTCATATATAAATATGTCCTTATTGAAAATTATTTTTCTGAGTTTAATTCTTCTTCATAATTTTTCGATAAATCGTCTGATTCTGAAAGAATTTCCCTCGAATTTTTGTCCATTGCCTTCATTAAACCATCATAATGAGCTAAAGCCAACGGCCCGTTCTTAAAAGTATGTCTAATTTTGTTATCTTTTTCATAACTTGTATTCAAATCGTGTGAACCCATTGGGTCACGACCACGTGCTGAACCGTCTTTTCCGTACTTTGGACCTTCTTTAGGTCTTCCCATTACACCATTTAATTCTTTTCCTGTTCTACCTATCGCATCATCGTTAGTTTCTGCCTGTTCAGGTTGCTTTGCTGGGTCTTCACCTTCACTTTCGATAGTAGATTTTCTATACTTGTTTTTGTAATCAAAGATAATTTTTTCGTCTTCGTTTTTTATATCTTCGTCACTCATACCAAAAATGTTTTTATATACCCATTCTGAAGACATTAAACCATCTCTCAACATAGAATCTGCTAAACTTGTCTTTGTATTCCAAATTTCAAGTTTTTCTTGTTCATATATTGTAGATGGATTAGTTAGTTTTAAATCAAAATTAACTAACTCTTGGTCACGATAACCTTGTGCATATAAATGAACAATAGCTATTTTATGTAATTCACTTACAATAATTCTTTGTAATCTTTCTATTGTACGTGCAAATCTTACATCTTCTGCGGCAAGTGTTGCTTTACCCTCGACTCCTTCTTCGTATCCAAGAAAGGCCTTAGGCACACGCAGAGATGCTAACATCCTATTCCTCAAATACTCGATATCGTCTACGGCCTCGTAAGTTAATCCACTTAATGTATCTATATTTGTTCCGCTGTCACCTCCACGAACAGGTATGAAGAAATCTTCTGTAATATTTTGCATATTGTATTTTAAATTATAATCACCTGTTTGTGTATCGATAACAGGAGTTTTCTTCATTTTATTTACAACTTGATTCATATAGTTTTCTACTTCTGCGGGTGGAATATTTCCAATATCAAATTTGAAAACTCTTTTTTCAGGTGCTCTCATAATACGATGTATCAACATAGCGTCTTCCATAAGAGTTAATTGTTTCCAAACTTTACGTGCGGCTTCTAATGTTGACCTACCATATGGTAAAAAGTTTGCATCACTTATCAATCTAAAATGTGCAATTTGAAATGATTCTAAATCATCGTGTTGCGCTCCATATTGTGTATGTCTAACATTATCAACAGGAGTCATACGAAATTTTACATAATGTGGATTTTCAGGGTCTTCGCCTTCTAATCTTGAAACATCATAAGGACTAATAGGAACTACATTAGTAACACCGTACTTTTCATCTATATCCATAAATAAAAAGAAATCACCATACTTACACATATTACGAACCCATGGCCATAAATTAAATTCTACATTCAAAACATCATAAAATAAGTTATGTAATATATCGTGAATATTAGCATTATCAGTATCGATGTCTAAAACTTTCCCATACTCATTTTTCATAGTAGACTCATCTGCGTAAATATCAAGTGCAGATGATATAATAGAATCAGAATCCATCGCTTCATAATCTTTAAAAAGACCTAAACGTTGTTGTTGAATAATAGCACCACCATCATATCCATACTGCTTAGCAGATGAATAAATCTTTTGATATCTATCTATCAACTGATGTTTTATACTTGATTGTGTTCTTGAAGTGTCAGCAACTTTTAGTTTTTTACCGCCAACTTGCCTAACAACAACATTAGTAGAAAACAATCTACGTAGTCTTGTAAATAATCCTTTATCTACAGCCATAATTAACTCCTATAGTAACCATTTAAGGTCTTCAACATCTTTGTTGTGACCTATTTCAATTTTCCAAGAATCTTCTTTATTCCCGGGTTGATACATTAATTGATTAGGAGTAGAAAAATTAGTAATAGTTTTTTTACTTAATTCTACGCCTTCTGCTCTCAATCTTAATGCAGTATCTCTCACCCACAATGCTATTCCAAAACTCATAACTAAATCATCATTATATCCGGTCATAGCTTGTGCTTTATTGTTATTATATATAAATACAAACAACTCATCTATTAATCGATTTGAACGAACAATTACTGCCTTTTCTCTAAAGTATTCCTCTAATTTAGCAATAACAAGTGGTCGTGTTTTCATAGTCATAGAGAATCCGGGTTTTAAATTTCTATCTTCTGCTCTATATCGATTAGTTATTTGATGTTCTACATCTACATATTGTAAATCTTTACTTGTATAAAATAAATTTTGATATCCTCTATCTATAATTTGTTGAATAGCGGCCCATCCGATATTATTGTTTTCAACAACTAAAAGTGCATCATTAAATTCTGTTGCAACATTTACACATAAATTACCAAAATCTTTAGTTCCTATCTTACCACGATACTCAGCAACTTGTTCCATTGACTCTAATTCTAATATATGGAAAGCAGAATAATCAGTACCATCTCCTCTACTAACATCAGCACTCATTATATAGTTTTTATTGTAATTAGGTTGTTGCCATACCCAAACATTTGAATCTATTCCTTGTTTTACTATTGGGTCTGTACATTGAGTATCTTTATATTCTTGTAATATAGAACCATCTACAACCATTTGACCTGAAGTTAGAAAGTCACAATCACATTCTTGTGCCGCAAGTGATGGACCTAATAATTTATCTTGTTCTTTTCTATATACTTCATCTCTTTCAGGGTGTAATGACCAATGTAATTTTATAGTGTGAAAACTATTTACTCCTTCTTCTGCATCTACCCAAGTTCTATGAAACCAATTACCAACACCGTTAGGTGTAGACAAAGCAATACATTGTCCACCGGTTGATAGTGTTTGTTGAGCCGCAGCCCATATTGTATCAATTTTGTCTATGAATGCGGCCTCATCTAATACTAAAAGAGATAGTGCTTCTGAACGACCTGAATCTTCACTTGATGAAACTGCTTTTACTTGTGAACCATTTTTATATCGTAAAGACAATTTATTATCTTCAATACATTTTTGTCTTAACCAACCAGGTAAGTTAGAGTGCATCACTCTAATTTTAGTAACAAGATTTTTTGCTGTATCTTGTTTAGTAGCTAACACTAAAATGTTCTTATCATTTCTAAATGTCATTAACCACAAAGAATACGCCGCAGTCAAAGTTGATATACCTAACTGCCTTGCTTTTAAAATTATATTGTATTTATGATTTAATAATTCTTTTAAAGTTTTATCTTGAAATGGATATAATTCAAAAGGTATTTTACCACGAATAGGATGTTGAATAACACAATACTTTGTAATAAAGTAACAAGGGTCATTCCCACATTTAATATATTCCTGTCGTAGAGCTTCTTTTAAATCATTTGATTTCATATCTTACCAAGTATAAATCCTATTCCTAACCAAAGATATTGATTTTCATACCATTTTGGTTCAACTAACTTTACTAATTTTTCATTAGTTTCATCACGAACTTTTAATAAATCAATTTGTTTTCTCTGAGCAACTAACATTAAGGTATCTAATTTTGCTTGTTCTTCTAAATTAGAAACAAGAGAATCACAATCTGAAATTACAATCTTTTGTGATTCTATCAATGAATCTGCTTTTGCTAATTTACCTTCCCATTGTGCATCACGAGCTTTTAACATTTCTAATGCTTCTTCATATGTAAAAGTCGTTGGCTTTTTACCGCCTTTCTGTATCTCTACATCTTGACTTCTTACTATTGACATCGCAAAAAATATTATTAAAAAGTATTTTAATATTTTCATACTAATCCTCATTTGTTCTTAGCGAACTTTCTTAAAAAATCTTCTGCTGATTCTACTTCATCATTCTCATAAACTTCTTCCATCTTTTTAGTTTTCTTTTTTGAGATAGTAAGTTTTCTTTTCATATTACCAATCTCTTTTTTAGAAGCTTTCTTAGCAGTTTCTAATTCTTTAATTTGTTTTTCAACTTTCTTTTCTTCTTTCTTGTTTTCGTCAATAACTTTTTTAAGTTTTTGTACTTCTTTACTTTTTGCTTTATTAACCGCAAACAAAGCACCTACAGCACCAAGAAATCCTAATATGTATTTAAGCCACTTCATTTAATTCCTCCAACTCTTTTTCGAGTTTAACTATTTCATTTTCAAAAAATTCTACTGCTTCATCAATTTTCTTATCCCATTCTTCAGGATTTTCAACTTCATATGTTTCTGTATCTAATGCGCCTAATTCAGGATTTATTGCATTAAAATGTGTTACATTTTTTTTATCGTAAAATTCTTTTAAACCTTGTAAGTCATCTTTATATTTAGCTAATCTATTTTCTACAGATTTCTTTTTTCTCCAATCATCATACTTTCCTTCGATGATTAATTTATTTTCAAATTCTATTTGACAATCAAAACAATGTTCAAACTGCATCCAAGTTTGATTGTCCATTTTCTTTTTCATAACTTTCTTACAAGAAGGACAGAACCAAGGCATTCTAACTTTCTGCATTATTTCAGTTAGTGGACTTTCTATGTCTCCGTGTTTTTGTTTTTTGCCTTCATAACCAACCAATATTCTTTTCTCAGGTGTTTCTCCTCTAAGAATAGATTCCATCGCCTTGTATTCACGAACTCTTTCTTTTCCACTTTTACTACCGTAATCGTGACTCATAATTACCTCGTATATTTTAACATTCCAAGTATTTGATTTATAGGTGCAAACAAACCTGTTAGTTTGTAAACTTTACCTTTAAACATAAAAGTAATTCCTTCAGTAGGAACTAATTTTTTAAATCCACCCATAGATTGAACTTTTTCAAGTTGTGCTTTCATCATATCTATAGTTCTCAAATCTTTACTTGAACGTATTTTCTTTATTGTCTTTGCTAATTCTTGTCTCATTTTAACTGCGGCTTCTGTAGGATTAGCAGATAAAAAGTTTTCCATATTAGATAATATTTCTGCACCTAAATCAAGAAATATTCTTTCAAATGCAGAAACGTTTTGCTTCCATATTTTTGTATGGTCTACTTTGTCAGTAGTTAATACCCAATCTAAAAATTTAGGATATTCTTTTAAATCTTTTTTAATTTGTGGTATCTTATAACTTTTATCAAAAAACGCCCATCTCTTCATCAAACTATATAAAACATTATCTGTAGGATTAGGATAACCATTTGACTTAGCACCTGCTAAAACATATTCTAACCAATAATGTTGATGATAATCACCTGCAGTATCTGAATCTTTGAGACCATATTGTTTTTGTAATTTATCTACTCTTTTTAAAAATGAAGATTTTTTAGCTTCATAATTTTTTACTTGTGGTAATTTAGTATTAGGTAATGCTTGTATATCAAAATGTCTTTGAACATTTGCGTTGACTTTTTTAATTAATTTTGTTAACTTTGAACCTGCAGATTTACTTTGTCCTATAGGCTCACCTTTTTCGTTATAAGTCATAGTCCCGTGAAACACTAACATATTTATACCATATGGTATAACGTTTGTAGTAGGCACATACATTACCTCTAAACTCATAAAAGATTTACCATTACCAAATATATTATCTAAATCTTTTTTACTTAACTTCTTAATAGCTATCTCTAAATCTCTCATAGAGTATGTAAATGCTTTTTCTATTTCTCCTCTACCCGCAAACATATTTTGTATGCCTTTGATATCAAGAGAATTTTTTCCGAAGTTTTTTAATTGTCCTTTATTACGTGCCGCTCTTACCTTTCCATCAATATAGGAAATCATAAGATTTTGACCATCTGTCTTTTCCGACACACTTTCAAGTTTACCTTGAAGTGCTAAATCTATCATTGTTTTTAAATCTCTAAATGTTAACCTATTGTCATCGAAAGGATGAGCGAGATGTCCATATGCTCCACCCATTAATAATAACTCTTTCTCTTCTATAAATAGTTGTTTAGAATCTGAAAATACATTTTCTTTTAGTTCAACGTCATAATCACCTATCTTACCACCAACACCTGCAGAAACAATAGTTCCTGTTAAACTCTTTTCTGCTTCATCTGTACCTAACCATTTGACAACATCCCAACCAAAATCATCTGTTATTCTTTGTATAAATTTTTTATATTTTTTTACTGCATCTTTAGAACCTTTAATTGTACCTGCATCCATATATGAAACTGCAGGCACCGTACTATATTTTAAAGTATAATCTTCAATAGGGTCAAACTCTGCACTTATCAAATGGTCTAATACTTCCCAATCTTCACCATAAAGGTCCAACAACCAAGCAGTAGAGAATTTTTTATAATCATCATAACTCGCATAATAAGTTGGTGGACCATCATCAAGATTTCCTTGTACCGTCGTAGTTGCTTCTGTTAAAGTGCCTCCAAACTTTTTAATCAAAAATTGTAATATCTTTTTGTCAACCTTTCCATACATTCTTTTAAATAATTCTTCTTTGGCAGACATATTCACGGAACCACCAAAAGTTGCTCGTACCTTTGTTCCGCTTACAGGCTCGCCACCTACTTTAAAATCAGTTGGTGGTACTGCTAAAACAAATCCTCCTTCTTCATAAGGAATTGTTTTTCCTGTTTTATATGGTTTAAAATATTTACCTTTTAATCTTTGTGAATCTTTTTCTCCTACTGCGGCTATATATGTAGTATCTTTAGGAAAATCTTTTAATATTTCAACAGGTGAATAAGGATTACGAACTTGTACAATCATCTTAGGTGATATGTTAAAGAACTTTGTAATAATAGATTTCTTTTCTTTGAAATTTAAAGGACTACGACCTGGTTGTGTTTTATTACTTGTACCAATAAAAACCTTGTTTTTTCCAAATTTTTGTGTTAACTTCTTATACGTTGAGTAGTGACCTATATGAAACGGTTGAAATCTTCCTGAATAAACTACTACAACATCACCTTTTTGTTCTTTCACACTAATACTACTTTTCTTTTCTCCTAAAACTTTTAACAAAGAAGTGAATACTTGTGGATTTGTATTTAAAAAACTTTGTAATTTATTAATATCTTTTGCGTATGTTTTGGGTAAAAGATTATTATCAATTAATTTTTTTAATGCTCGTTTTATCTTAGGATTTTTGGTTATGTCTTCTTCTATAATAGGTTGGACTAACCAATCTGAAAGTTTGCTCATAGTGGGTTACCACTTTCTACAAGACCAATACCGAGCTTTCCAACGTGGACCTGGGTTATCACAATTATGTCTTGCTCTAAATGATTTCCTAGCATCGGGATTAGATTTACGGATTTTCATTGTTCCTTCTCCACCTTTTTTCTTACCTGCTTTTCCACCTTGACCAAAATGAACCTGTACTACGTTTCCTTTATCGTTCTTTACATATACTCTAAATTTCTTTTGAGTGCCTTGCATAATTTTGCCAAGTTTAACTTTACGACCTTGATATTCTGCTTCTTGTAATGGCTGTCCGTCAAACTCAAAAGTATATCCATACCCTTCGCCAATAGTATTTTCATAGTAGATTTCAGCTACACAATTAGGAACCATTTTATCACCTTTCTTTTTCATACCAACTTGTTTATATCCTACCCAACAAGTTCCCCTCGCTTCGTTCATATCAGTTTCCTCATTTTGTTTATAATAATCTTTTGGGTGAAATTTCATTTCTACTACTTTTCCATCTTTTTTTATACTTTTACCATCTACTATTATTTCAACAGGATACGCTTTGTCAGGTTTTTCATACCAATATGCCATTTTGTATCCACCATCATCAAGCAGTTTGACTAACATACCTCTTTCGTAGTCTTTGTCTTCTGCTTTTAAAACTTTTGTTTTTCCTCTTGGTAAAACTAAATCAGCCAT